CGTTGTGGCTCACCACCCGCAGGCTAGTCGCCGCATTGAGATGATTCAGAAAGACTACGAGTTTGTCATTGCTAACTACGATGGTTTAAATTTGATAGCCGATGAGTTGATTGCAGATGGGCGCTTTGACTTAATCATTGTGGACGAAGCCAACGCATATAAAACAGTAACGACTAAACGCTGGAAAGCATTGCGTTCAATCATTCGCCCCGACAGCCACGTGTGGATGATGACAGGCACTCCAGCATCGCAGTCGCCAGCAGACGCGTATGGGTTAGCAAAGATAGTGAACCCCGATGGTGTGCCAAGGTTCTTTACAGGCTGGCGTGACCAAGTGATGAATAAGATAACGCTGTACAAATGGGCGGCAAAAGCCAACGCGCCTGAGACAGTACACCAAGCGTTGCAACCCGCCATTCGGTTTACTAAAGAGCAGTGCTTGGACTTGCCCCCCGTACTCACAACCACACGCGAAGTGCCACTCACACCACAGCAAGCCAAGTACTACAACCTACTCAAGGAACGTATGCTTGTGCAAGCCGCAGGCGAGACAATCACAGCAGTTAATGCTGCCGCTAGTCTGAGTAAGCTGTTACAGATTAGTTGTGGTGCGGCGTATGCTGATGACAAAAGTGTCGTGGAGTTTGACTCAGCGCCTCGTCTGTCAGTGCTTGAAGAAATACTGGACGAGACAAACCGCAAAGTGCTGATATTCGCACTGTTTCGTAGCACTATTGACACCATCATGACGCACCTACAGAAGCGCCATATCACCGCTGAGACGATTCACGGGGGCATCACACCCCCTAAGCGTGCCGACATCATTCGCAGGTTCCAAAACGAATCTGACCCCCGCATCCTTGTTATGCAACCGCAGGCTACCGCCCACGGACTGACACTCACAGCGGCTGACACAGTGGTGTTCTACGGACCCTTAATGAGCGTGGAGCAATACGTGCAGTGCATCGCCCGTGCTGACCGCAAAGGACAGAACTCAGACAAGGTAACCGTCATCCATATACAGGGCAGTCCCATCGAGAAGAAGATGTTTAAAGCCTTGGAAGCGAAAGTAAGTGATAACACACTTCTTACGCAAGTGTTCGAGATAGAAATAAATTCATAAAGGAGTTGCAAACAAAATTTAAATGTGTAGAATGTCCAACCTTAGACAAAATAACAGGAGAAGTAAATGGAAGTAGAAACTGTTCCGCTCGAAACACTTACGAAAATATATCGTAAGATAAAAACGCGGATTGATGAGTTGACGCTGGAGTACGACACCCAAGTCGAGACACTCAAAGCACAACAAGATGAGATTAGATTCGCAATCAAAGATTCGATGAAGGCGCAGGGCGTCACATCTGTCAAGACTTCGTTTGGTACGGTGTCTATGTTTAACAAGACGCGATACAACACGCAAGACTGGGACTCGTTCAAGAAGTTTATTCTTGAGAATGAAGTCGTTGACTTGCTTGAGAAACGTATTGCTCAGTCGAACATGGCTAAGTACCTCGAAGAAAATCCCGGCGTAGTACCGCCGGGTTTGAACTCAGTAACTGAGTTTGAAATCCGTGTAACCAAACCAACCAAGTGAGCTTTTTATATGTCTGATTTAACACTTTTTTCCCCCTCAAACGTCCCCGCATTTGCTCGTAACAACGAGATATCGGATAACACACGCGCCTTAGCAGGCGGCAGTACCAACGCTGGCATCAAACGCATATCCATCAAGGGTGGTGTGTTTCGTTTAATTGCTGGCGGCAAAGAGATGGCGGCTATCGACGAGCGCTATCTAAACATCATTGTTGTGAAAGCGGCTCCGAAAATTAGCCGTATCTTCTACGCCAAGTCTTACGATGCAGACAACATCACAGGACCTGACTGCTGGAGCAATGATGGTGAGCGTCCTGACCCAACAGCAGAACACAGACAGTCTGATACATGTATGACATGTTCGCAGAACGTAGCGGGTTCAGGTCAGGGAAACAGCCGTGCGTGTCGTTACCAACAGCGTCTTGCTGTAGTGCTGGAGAACAATCCTAATGGGGATGTGTTGCAACTAACTTTACCCGCCACATCGGTGTTTGGTAAAGAAGATGGGGACAAGCGCCCCTTACAAGCGTATGTGAAGTTTCTCGCCATGCAGTCCAACCCCGTTAACGTGGAACAGATTGTGACCGAGATGCGCTTTGATACGAAAGCCGAGGCTCCCAAGTTGCATTTCAAAGCAACGCGTTGGCTGACTGAAGATGAGTATGCGATTGTGAAGACGCAAGGTGACTCCATTGAAGCACAGCGTGCAGTTGTTATGACTGTGGCGCAAACCGATGGCGTGAAGACACCTGCTCCCAAGTTAGCGCTTGCTGGTAAGCCTCCTGTTGCGACTGCCGCACCGGTTGCTGAAGCAAGCGAAGAACCTGAGAAGCGTAGCACTGCAACCAAGCCGTCTGCTGTACCTGCCAAAAAGGGCAAGTTAGCTGACATTGTGTCTGACTGGGACGACGAATAAGGAGAGGGGGCTTCGGCCCCCGTGTCATGGCTTACTCACAAACAACAATCGACGGCATCATGCGCTCTCCCAAGACTATGGGAAACCAACTTGGTAGATGGGCGGCGCACCACAACTTCTCTGTTGTGCGTGTGGCTAAATCGCTTGGTGTATCTCGGCAGACTGTGTACAACTGGTACTTTGGTGGGGACATCTTCCCCGCTTACGAGCATCGCGTTGAGACACTTCTGACTTACCTCAAAACTTCACATTCAGCAAACGACGCTTGGAAAAAAATATGCAAACACTACAACCTCGTACCTTAAGTAACACTGAGTTCATTCGGTACTGTGCCCTTTGGTTTGATGAGGACAAAACAGGATTGCCTCCGCATTGGCAGATGGAGTTACTGCGCCGGTTCACCGCGCTGGCTCCCGAGGAATCGTTTCCCCCCGAAGAAACGCTCCAGCCTAAAAATCGGAAACAGCTTAATTTGTTCGAATAACTAAAAAACCAAGGACGTTTATGGAACCGCTTGAATTCTTAGCGGCGGTTCTACCCACTAGTGGTAATGGCTATTACTGCATGGTAGAACTGACTACAAAAAAACTAGAGCACGTATACGTGCAGGAGATACAAGAACTTGAAACAACACTAAGACTTTGGCAGGAACAGAAGAAGGACACGTACTTTGCGCTCGGTACGTATGGCACGACAAGCAGTCGTGAAAAAGAAAACTCACACATGTTTAAGTGTGTGGCTATAGATGTGGATTGCAATCACCCGAAAGATGTACCCAACGCCAAGGGTATTATTGCCAAGCGTGCATACCCATCAGCAAAACTTGCCGCACAAGCAATTTTAGATTTCTGTGAGAAGACAGGACTGTCTGCGTTGGGTGAGCCTTGGATGGTGGCTTCAGGCGGCGGGGTACACGCATACTGGCCTCTGTCAGAGGCGATACCTAAAGAAGTATGGGAACCCTTTTCGAAGGGTTTTTCTAACATGACCGCCCTGCACAAGTTGGGCAACGACTTGCTGGTGACGTACAACTCCGCAGGGATATTGCGCGTACCCGACACGACCAACACCGGCATTAAGAACAAAAAGGTTGGGGCTGTTAGGGGCGAGACGCGTGTGAGGTTTGTGAGCGAAGGCAGTGTGTTTAACATGGACGACATCCAAGCCGTCATCAACAACAACATTGTCGGCACACCTTTCGAGACCACGCATAAACCCAAGGTTGAGACAGGCGGACTACAGCTTGCAGGCAAGCGCCCAACAGGGATACCCACTACTGCTACGGCGGTTAAGTTGTTTCAGAACACGGCAACGATGTTCAAGGGCATACTGGTTAAGACTGAGGCAGGCGTAGGCTGTGGGCAACTCGCACACTACATCGAGAACGCAAGCGATGACGGCATGGAGCCGATGTGGCGCGGGATGTTGAGCCTAGCGCAGAAATGCGATGACGGGGTCAAGGCGTCTAAGTGGTTAAGTAAACTCCACCCCTACGATGATGAGCGCATGGAGAAGAAACTCTCTGAGATTAGAGGACCGTACCCCTGCACATCAATCGACTCACTCAATCCGGGCGTTTGCCCAACGTGTCCGCACTGGGGCAAGATAACCAACCCGCTTATCCTTGGTCGTGAAACATCGGTCACAACTGCTGAGAAGTTAGTAGCGCTCCCAACAGGCTTGTCTGAACAACCCACTAAAACAGTCAAGCGTCCCGAAGCACCACGTGGTTATGCCTATGGTGAACACGGCGGTATCTTTATTGAGAAGGAAGACGAGGACGCGCACGGCAATGTGAGTAAGCGGTTGGTCATGATTATTCCCTACGATTTATTTCCTGTGGATATTTTGAACAACAACGGCGACCACATGGTGCATCTGATGGCGGTGCGTCCTGAAAAAGTGCAAGAAGTACTTTTTGCACAAAAGGCTGTAGCCAGTAAAGAAGAAACGGTTAAACACCTGATGAGTCAAAACATCGTGGCAGCATTTGGTTCGGGCAATGACGTTAACTTGTACAACTACGTGAGGGCATGTGTTGAAAAGATGAGTAGCGAAAAAAAGCCGATTGATGTGCCTGCCAACTACGGATGGCAAAGCAACGATACCTTTGTGTTTGCTGGCGCTATCTATACGCCCAACGCATCCCCTGTTGAAGTGCCCATGCCGGGGCTTGAGAACATTGTGATGAACACTCGACCTACTGGGAGTATTGATAACTGGCGTAAGTTTATACACATGCTTATCAGACGCCAACTGTGGGACCACTTGGCTATTGTGTTGGCAGGCGCAGGCTCTCCGCTTATGCGCTTTACGGGACTCAAAGGTGTGACGTTTCACTGTGCGTCGACCGAGTCGGGTACTGGCAAGTCGTTGGCGTTGGAAGGTGCGGCATCTATCTGGGGTCATCCCATCCACTACAGAACTGGGGCGGGTACGTCTCCTGTGGCTATGCAACAGCGTCTTGGCTTACTACACAGCATCTCTTTGATAACCGATGAGATAACCACCAACAACCGAGCAGACTTCGAGTGGTTCCCTGCTTTCTTACTCAGTATGACCGAGGGACGCGGCAAAGAACGGATGGAGTCAGGCGCTAACAAAGAGCGCTTAAATCTGTCTACATGGGCATCCAACGCCCTTATGTCTAGCAACATGCCTGCGGTGGACTACATGGTCAGCGTTCGCAAATCAACTGCCGAGGGTGAACTTCGCCGTATGGTTGAGTTCATCATGGACGAAAAGTTAGAGTGGGATTCCGCAGAGGTTGAGATTATTAAGTCCTTGCAAGAGAACTATGCGGTTGCAGGCGACATGCTTGTGCAGTACATGGTCGACAACATTGGGTTACTCAAGACCCTTGTGCCTGAGACAGTGAAACGTATGCGCGTTGAGTACAGCGCACACAACGATGAGCGCTTTTGGATGGCGGGTATCGGTACGGCTATCGCCGCTGGCATTATTATGAACAGCGAACACGCGGGTATCGTGGACATCCCATTGAAAGAAATCGTGGCAAGTTTTGGTAAACGTATTGATGTGCAACGGGGTAATATCAAGGTTGGTCACCGCACAGCCGAGGGTGTGCTCAGTTCCTACATCCAAGAGTACCGTGGTCGTTTGGTGGTCGTGCGTTATGGAGACAAGGCAAGTGCATTGGCGCACCTTGGGTTTAGTTCTGACAAGACTGCGTTTCGTACAGAAGTCATGGGGCGTGTTGAGTGGGGCGTTACCGCAGGGTGTATCGACCTGTACATTGAAGAGCGCCTGCTTCGAGCGTACTGCTCCAACCTTAGTTTCAGCTACACAGCTTTCAAGCGCCAACTTGAGGCGGACAAAGAGATTCAGATTTCGTATATACAGAAGAAGGACATGTTAGCG